ACTGTTCCATATAATCCGGCGCTGCTCCGTCATTGGCCTCCAGCAGGTGGATGAGCGCTATGGCATGCTGTGCCCAGTCGACGCTCGATACCACCGCCGGTGCTGCCTGGCCGCTACCCAGCGCTTGACGGATTGCATGCACGGCCAGCGAGAGCGCCTCGATCAATTCATTCACCAATGCGTCCGACTCAGCGTGTGCCCCGATCGCGGTTTCCAGCTTACCGGCCATGGCTTGCAGGCCGCTGAAACCGAGGTTGCCTGCAACGCCTTTCACGGTGTGGGCCATTCGCTCGGCCGTCGCCCGATCACCCGCACGTAGCGCGTTCCTCAGCGCTTGCCCTTCCATAGCCCTGCGGTCGGCAAATTGACCCAGCAGCTTGATGTATAGCTGGCGATTGCCCGCCACTCGCCTCAGTCCGTCGGCGCTATCTAGCCCTGGAATGTCCGGTAGGCGCTCCTCGCCCGATGCGGCGCTGGACGGCTCCACTGCCGCCGACCGAGGTACGACCCAGCGCAGAACCGTGGCGATGAGTGCTTGCGGATCCACGGGCTTGGTCACATGGTCGACCATGCCCGCCTCGATACAGCGCTCCCGGTCCTCGACCCTGGCATGTGCGGTCATAGCAATCACCGGGATCTGTGCGCAGTGAGGCCCGACGCGAATACGCCGGGTCGTCTCGAGACCATCCATCTGCGGCATCTGTACGTCCATCAGCACCGCGTCGTATTGCGCTGCAGCCAACATCGACAGCGCCTCGCAGCCGTTGCCGGCAACTTCCACCAGGGCACCGGCAGCCTCGAGAAGCTCCCTGGCAATCTGTTGGTTGATTTCGTTGTCCTCCGCGACGAGCAGGCGCACTCCGGCGAGCACCTTCGCCTGCGCAATGGGTACGGTTAGCGCCACCACGCCCGTTTGCGGCGCGAATAAGTTGACCAGTACCTCTACCAGCGAGGACTGGTTGACCGGCTTGACCAGGAACGCGCGAATGCCGGCCGCTTGCCCAGCGGCGTGCATTTCGTCATGCCCAAATGCACTGACCATGATGGCGTACAGTGCAGGCTGCAGGCCAAGCGCCCGGCGCGTCGTCTCGATGCCATCCATCTCTGGCATTTGCCAATCCACCAATAGCACCCGGAACGGGTCGTCGGCCGCAGCACCGCGAAGGCTCTCCAGAGCAGCCTCGCCTGACGCCACCGCGACCGGCGAAAGCCCCGCTACGAGAAGCATGTCGGAAAGGATCTGGCGCGCGTCGGCATTGTCATCGACGACCAGGACGCGCGCTCCGGCGAGCTCCGCAGGGACAATCTGGCGCTGCGTACGCATGTGCTGGTCAAGACCAAGCCAGACGCTGAAAGAGAACGTGCTGCCGTTGCCCGGTTCTGAGTCAACCGCGATCGTTCCGCCCATCAGCTCGACGATGCGCTTCGAGATGGCAAGGCCCAGGCCGGTACCGCCGAATTGTCGCGTTGTGGAGCTATCGGCTTGGGCAAAGGCCTCAAAGAGTCGCCCGGTTTGCTCGGGAGTCATGCCGATACCGGTATCGCGGACACGAACCTGCAGTTGAACTTTGTCGCCGGTGCGGCCCAGGTTGCGAACCACGACCGTAACCTGCCCCTGTTCGGTGAATTTCACTGCGTTGCCTACCAGGTTCAGGATGACCTGGCCCAGACGCAGCGGATCTCCAAGCAGCGTCTCGGGAACGTCCGACGCCCGGTCGAACAGCAGCTCAATGGCCTTGTCGTAGGCCTTTTGCGCAATCAGCGAGGACACGTTGTCTAGCACTGCGTCTATCTCAAATGGCACTACCTCGACGCTAAGCTTGCCGGCCTCGATCTTGGAGAAGTCGAGGATGTCGTTGATGATGCCAAGCAGCGAAGTGCCCGCGTTGTGGATTTTCGAGACATAATCGCGCTGCCGCTGGTCCAGCGAAGTCTTCAGCGCAAGGTAAGACATGCCGATGATCGCATTCATGGGCGTGCGGATTTCGTGACTCATGTTTGCAAGGAAGTCGCTTTTTGCCCGCGTCGCCTCTTCAGCAATCTCCTTCGCCCGCTGCTGCGCGTGCTCTGCTGCCTTGCGCTCGGTGATGTCCTGCAGCCAGCCGAGCAGCCCTTGCTCCCCCTGGATCTGGATTGGCAGGTAGGTGACAAGTATGGTGCGTTCGCGCCCCTGCCGGTCACGCATCGGTACTTCTTGGTCCTTTGCGATGCCGTCGTCCGTGAGGCGTTCGACGATGGCTTCGCGATCATGCTCATTCGCGTAAATCTGCGAAGCAGCGTCACCGACGCCTACGCCGAACGTTTCACAGAAGCGGGGGTTGGCGAAGCGGATCACGCCCTGGGTAGAAAAGGCTATGTTGATTGGACTCGTATCGAGGATTGCCTGCAGCCGCGCGCGTTCTTCGCTAAGCGCCACTGCTGCCGCATGATGATCCGTGACATCGCGCACCCAACTGGCGACCAGGGTCTCACCGTGGATTGTCACGAATGATGCACCGACCAGAACCCAGAGAATTGATCCATTTTTGTGCAGCAGGCGGGTCTCGAAGTTTTCGACCTTGCCATTTCGTGTCAGCAGTTCGAGGAAGCGCTCGCGCTCCTCAGGGTCGACATACAGGCTCGTGGCGTTGCGCCCGAGCAGGTCCTCGCTGACATAACCGGTCGCCTGTGAAAAGCGTTGGCTTACTTCCCTGACAGCTCCGTTCCGATCTGCCAGCACCAGGCTGGCGGGGCTGGTATCCATGAGCGCGCGGGTGAAAGCCTCGCGCTCGGCTAGCTCTGCGGCAACGCGCTTGCGCTCGTCTACTTCCCGGTTGAGGCGTCGGTTCCAGGCCAGCATGGCGCCGAGCAACAGCAGGACCGCGACCAAGCTCGGGATCGCCCATCTCATTACGGTTTTAATATCGAGGCCGTCCTCGTTGAGGGACTCCTCGAACAGCCGGTATTCCATGAGCGATACGCGATAGTACCGCCGCCAGCTCGCATCGAGCGGCGAATCAATGCGATTGCTGGACTGGAAGAACTGCTCCAGCGCTCGTGCGAGATCCGGCGCGTTGCGCGCAACACCCCACCCAACGCTGGTCGCTTCGCTGACCGGAAACGCAATGGAGAGACGTTCGGGATCTTCACGGGCCCAGCGCAGCGCGCTTTCACTACCCAACACCGTGAAATCCACCTTCGCATCGGCTACCAGTTTCACAGCCTGCTCGGTTGGCGCATAGACGATTCTGACCGGCTGACTGGATAGAGGACCGCGGTTGGCTTCATCGATCCACTGCTCGTAGCCCGTACCCTTCTGCACTGCCGCCGTCAGACCGAGCAGATCAGACACCTCGTTGCCAAGGGACTGGTTGGAGCGATGGGCGATGACCAGGTTGCGTACCCGGTAATAGGGCACGAGCAACATCTTCGTTTCGCGCCAAGGGACGATCTGCAAGTCATTTGGATAAAGATCACAGCGGCCGTCGGCGAGTAGCTTTGGGTCGTAGCTTTCCCCGCGTACGGTCTCGCCCCGATCGTTGTGAAACTGCGCATCGAAACTCGGCAGTTCCGTTACTTGTGGACGTAAACCGAGTGATTGCGCGAACGCCTCCGCATTAGTCCGGTAGAAGGAAGCGCTTGAGCCAGCCACGCATATGCGTAGGACGCCGCTTTCCCGAATCTGGGACAGCGTACGTGCTTCCACGCATGGCATGCCCAGCACCAACAAGCCTCCCAGCGCAAGCAACGCTCCCCAGCGCGGATTTGTTTTCAAAATGCACCTGCTGGTAGGTAATTGTTCACGATCCAACTCGACATATCCTTGTGAACGTCCTTGCACGAGCTTGTCCGCCGCCCTGCACTGGTATGATAGGCTTTTGGAGTGTAGGCATACGCTACAGCAAGCGCCAGCAACAAAAACTGGGCCAGCTAGCGACTTTCCACTGCTACTCACCGTTCGGAAAGTGAGTTTCCGGACGCTTACTCAGTACTCGTACACCTAAGTTTCGCCAATGTCCGCTATGGGTCGATTGCCGCCGCTCACATCAGCTCAAATCATGCAGCTCGTCGCCCTATCCTCGCCCAATCACACTGCGCCTATTACTGTATATACAAACAGTACTGATAAGGCGTCACCGTGGACCTGTATGAAATCGAAGACACCAGCGATTGGTTTGGTTGTCCGACCGAGCTTGAAACCTGCCGCCACTTCTTGCGCATGTACGAGAACGAGGTACAGGAACTCATGCTGCAAATGCGAAAGGCCAGAGAAGACATCTTCGACTTGGTGCAAATGCATGCTGACGTGTCCAACGAACGTGACCAGCTGCGCGCAGAACTGAACCACGCCAGGGCTGACCTATCCAATGCTCGTAGAAATGCCACCGAAATCGAGACGAAAAACAACTGGGAAATGATGGCTATGAATAAGCTGATCAGCGAGCTTTACAGCGAAATTCATCGCCTGACGGGGGAGAATCCGCGCTTAAAATTACCTCGCAGCTAAGCTGAAGTCTCAATTGGAGGGGATGATCCATGTGTGGACGACTTTCCCAATACGATGGCATTCACGACTTCGTTGCAGCGCTCAGCATGCCCAACCCATTGATCAACAATGCCGGTGAGCAGCCGTTCGAGCGGTACAACGCCGCACCCACAACTCAGCTCGCCCTTTTCCACCAGGAAGGCAATTACCTACACGCTGATATGGTTCGTTGGGGATGGCGTCCGCACTGGGCCAAGGACCGCGCCGCACCGATCAACGCTCGGGTCGAGAAAGTCGCCCACGGCCCATTCTTTCGCGCGATCTGGCCGCACCGAGCAATCATCGCGATCAACAACTGGTTTGAATGGGTCGACGAAGGCGGCCCTAAGAAACAGCCCTACCTAATTCGCCGGAGCGACCGAGCGCCAATCCTCTGTGCTGCCATAGGCCAATACCCGAACGCCGAGCATGAGCCTGGTGAGCACGATGGCTTCGTGATCATCACCGCCGACAGTGTCGGCGGCATGGTGGACATTCATGACCGGCGACCGGTCACTTTGTCACCAGAGCTTGCCAGAGAGTGGCTGGACCCCGCTACACCCAAGGAGCGTGCCGAACAGATGGTCCTGCTGCAGGGCGAACCCACGGAGGCTTTCGAATGGTTCAAAGTGGACAAAGCGGTCGGCAATGTCCGTAATCAGGGTAGACATTTGATCGAACCGGTTGGGGAAATTGGCGTAGGCGGCTAAGACACCCCATTGCTGGGGATGCCCTTGTTAAGACATCCAATACATGACAAGCAGCACCGCAGAAACCCAGCCGATTGTCATGACTATCGAATAGCCTAGAAGCTGCTTATCCATGTCGTGTTGTCACTGATTATAATCAACCAAATTGCGCTTTATGTGCGACTCCAGCAAGGCTGGCGGAAAGCCACCAAGCCGCTCTATTCCGAACATTTCCAGCCGCTCGCCGATTAAAAAAGCCCACCCAATGACGCCGGTGCCCAATTCAAGATCACCAGCTCACCACTGACATCAGCTTTTCCCTGTCGCTGGTTGGTGTTGCAGTAACGGATGTCCAAGGTTTCGAAATGAAAGCCCTCGAACACACGACGAATGTCCGGATGGTCGTTGATGCTGACCATCACTTTGCCTTTGCATCGGCGCATGAAGTCAGCCATCCGCTCATAGTTTTCGAACTGAAAATCCACGCCGTAGCCGGCGGTCTGCCAGTAAGGCGGATCCATGTAATGGAAGGTGTGGGGACGGTCGTAACGTTCGGCGCATTCAAGCCAGGGTAAATTTTCGACGTAAGTGCCAGATAACCGTTGCCACGCAGCCGAGAGGTTTTCTTCAATGCGCAGCAGGTTGATGGCCGGGCCAGTGGTCGCGGTACCGAACGTCTGCCCAGTGACCTTGCCGCCGAAGGCATGGTGCTGCAGGTAGAAGAATCGGGCGGCGCGCTGGATGTCGGTGAGGGTTTCAGGGCGGGTCATTTTCTGCCACTCGAACACCTGGCGAGAGCTGAGCGCCCATTTGAACTGGCGCACGAATTCTTCCAAGTGGTTCTGCACGACGCGGTACAGCGTGACCAAGTCGCCATTGATGTCGTTGAGGACTTCGACGGGCGCAGCCTGAGGTCGCATGAAGTAAAGCGCGGCGCCGCCGGCAAAGACTTCAACATAGCATTCGTGTGGCGGAAAAAGCGGAATGAGGCGATCGGCCAGGCGGCGTTTGCCGCCCATCCAGGGGATGATGGGTGTGGACATGAAAGCAAGACCTTTACTGTATGGATAAACAGGTGCTAGGCTCGCCGCGCTTCGTGCACGGAGTAGAGAGCCTTGGCTGGACTTGCAGGGACATCTGCAGGGACGGCGGCCGGTACGGATGTTGGCGCATTCGTACCGGTCGCTCTTTTTTACTTCGGTGTTGAGACGGCTCTGGCGTAGGCCTGACAAGCCGCCAGGGCGATCAGCCCTCGATCGCCGGCATCGGTGATGCCGATAATTCTTTGAGCATGCGCTGGGTCAAGTTCGACTCTTGCGGAGCCATGAACCACGCCGCGGGCGCTGGGGGTGGCTGGCATTGCACAGCCGCTGGCTGAATCGGTGGCGGAGAGTAGGACTGACAAGCGCACATCAGCAGTGGCAAGGCGATCGCGCAGACGATCTTGATCACGTTGGACATCACTCAACACTCGGTAGTGGGATTGTTCGCTGATTGAAAGGCGCTGCTCGAGCGCCAGTCGTTTGTCTTGTTCGGTGCGCTGTTGCGCGGCCGAAGCGAGAGCCAGTTGATTGAGGACCTCTGCATGCAAGCGGGCTTGCTGTTCCAGCTGCTGGCCGTAACGCCAGTCCTGAACCGTCCACGCACTCGCTGCAGCTGTAATGGCCAGGGCTGCCAGCGTCATGCCCAGAGCCAGCAGCCGGTACGGCACGGGAATCAAGTCGAAGAAACGCATAGCACTGCCCTCGCCCGCTCCCACAGCGCCAGCCGATCGGCCAGACCATTGAGGCCGCCATTGATCTTGCGGGTGATCGCTTCGAACTCATTACGATCGGCCAGCGCATTAAGCTCACGCACCCACCAGAACCACGCCGCCGACTCGGCTGCCCATTGCGGTTGTTCCAGCAGTTCTGGTGTACGCAGCAAACGCTCGTCACCAAACAGCGCCAGGCTGCAGCGCAGGTAGTTGTTGTGGCCGGTGATCTGAATCAGGCCACGCCCGCGATAACGCTGGCCATCACCGTCGGCCGCCGGGGTATTGCCCAGCTTCACGGCGAGGTTTCCGGTGTCGTATTTGCTCAGGTATTGCTCGCCGCCCAGTTCGCGGACGTATTGCAGTTGGCCGGACTCGTGCCCGACCTGGGCCAGGAACGCCGCCCCGCGTTTCGGCGTATCAATCTGCCGGCGGGCCATCGCTGCATTGAGGGCGGAAACAAAAACGCCCGCTTGGCGGCGGGCGTTGGGCATGATTTGCAGCAATTGCTGCTCGGTAAGTGACATACAAACTCCAGGCGTAAAAAAACCGCACTCGGCGGCTGATGGGTGCGCTGTAGCGCTATGCGAGGCTGACAACCTTGACCGGCTTCACCTCTTTCTTTTTCTTACCTTTGGCCTTGGCCTTGCCCTTCTTGCCGCCGTTACATTCGACGGTGGTCGACCAGCCGGCCTGGGTGTAAACCTGCTCGACCGAGTCGGCCAGGTACTCGCCATCTAGCCCGACCTTGAAGCCTTGGGCGTTGATTGGGCGCTCTGCAAACAGGTCGGTACGCCCGGGCATTTCGAAGCGCACCCCGGCGGTCGAACGGTTGAACGCCGCCAAACGCGCCTTGGCGGCCGATTCGGCCGCGCTCTTGTTCGGGTGAATGTGCCGATCGGTATGCACCGCCGGCAGCCCGTCCGGCACGTCGTCATTGTCCAGGGCCACCACCACCAGCTCGCCGGTCTTCTTGTCCTGATGCTTGGCGCCGACCGTCTTGTGGGCATTGCGATCGCCCAAACGGAACTGCCAGCGGCTGACGTCGCTGGGCACCAGGGTGATCGCGCCGAACTGCTGGCCGCTTGCGCTTTGCCCGGCCTGGCGCGGCATGACCAGCAACTTGCCATCGGCAACCTTGGCCGTGCAGTCGTACTGCTTGGCCAGGCGCGTGATAAAGCTAAAATCTGATTCGCTCAACTGATCGGCCCGCGGGACCTTGGTCGACACCGGGCACACCGGCTGCCAGCCATTGCGCGCAGCGATGTCGGCGACGATCTTCGACAGCGGCACGTCTTCCCAACTGCCGCTGCGAATGGTCTTGCCGCTGCCGCGCATGTCGCTGGCCTTGCCACGGATCACAATCGTACTCGGCGGGCCGGACACCTCGACCTCGTCGACCAGATAGCGCCCCAGGCGCGCCAGGCTTTGCCCTTCATAGCCCAGGTAGACCTCGATCCCGGCGCCGCGCCGCGGCAAGGTCACCAGGCCGTCGCGGTCATCAATGCGCAATTCGAACTCGTCCGACTCCATGCCGGGCTTGTCCGAGGTGCGCAGCAGCAACAGCCGGTCATTGATCAAGGCGGTAATATCAGCGCCGTCAGCGACAACGCGAAACTTCGGGTTCATACGGTTTTCGCCCAATAAAAAACCCGCACCAGGCGGGTCAAGGTCAATCTCTCGTTACGCGTAACGGCAAGCGTCGCCGGCGGCGATCCGGACAGGATCAATTCCACAAGGTCACTTGCTC